TCAATAGAGAAACTACAAATTTATCATTAATTAGTGCTAATCCTCTATGTATTTTTTCAACTTTAACACCTGTTTGGATTAACTTAACAAGTTTCTTTAATCTTTGAACTTCTCTTGCAAAAGAATTAGAATACCTGTCTTTATTATAATTTTGAATCTCACATATTTTAGAGTCCTCTTCTTCTTTCTCTATCTCTTCTTTTAATTTTTCTATATCGTCTTTGGTGTATAATGTATATTTTGTCATGCACTATACCTCGCAGTTAGATAATCTAATTGACATACAAACTTGCCATGCCAACCTGATAATTTATTCTTTACAATATTAATGTGTCGTATCATATCATCTTTCTCTTCGCCATTTGGAGTTTCTACAGGTGGATTCTTTGCTATTAACATCATAACATCTGCCTCTGCTGCTTTACCTGTTCTACTGCCTTCCATCATAGATTGATTAAGTAAAACTTTACCTTCTGCTTCTGCAGATAACTGTGACATATAAAACATGGCACACCCATGTGTCTTTGCTATCTGTCTAGCATAAATAGCATTAGCTTTTAGTGCTTGGTCTTCTCTAGCAAAAGTGCCATGTGTTTTAAATTTATCTCCCATGTCCAACACTACAATGTCAGGTTTATATGTTTTGCATATACTCTCAACCCAATCCATATCCTTGTTGTATGCTTCTTTTATCTTTATATTCTTCTTGACAGGATTGTATAGTTCATGTGCTCTAGTTAAGTTATCTTTTATCTGATACATATTTAATCCTGTTGCAGCAGTTAGATACCTTGAACCTACTCTGTGAGTATGTTCTTCATTACATAATATAATACAGAATGCTCCTTGACTAGCAAATCCATTTTCACTAGCTATTAAAGATGCGTGGAAGGATGTCTTTCCTGTATTGGGTCTTGCACCTATTTCTATAAGATGTCCACTATTGATTCCTTCTAAATAATTAACTAGACTAGGAATATTAAATCCCCATTTTGTTTCTAATGAGTTTTTAGCCATTAAAGTTTCTAAACTAATGTCATCCCATTCAATATTAAGATTAGGAATAAAATCTTCTCCATAACTATCTAATATACTTCGTAATGGTTCTAGTGAAGATTTAGTTCCATTCACATAGTCAAATCCTAAATTAGCAATATCTTCTCCTACAACCTGCCTAAATAATTTAGACAATACCTCTTGTGCTATATCTTTACCCATAGGACTTTCTTTTTTTATAGAGGCAAAAAGTCCTGAATAAACAGTTTTTTGTGCAGTGGTTAATGTAGGATTCTGTGTTAGAAACAATGCCTCTACTTCATTTATTTTTTGTATGTCTTTACTGAACAATCTATTTGGACATTTAGAACCTTTATGTTCATCATAAAATTCTTTGTCCATTAAACTTCTTATTAACGATATTTCCATTATATACCTCCTAACAATTTATTAAGGTTAATTAAGTCTTCTTCGTTTTTATACTTCAAATCATCTTTAAGTTTTAAGACTTTTATGTTTTCAGTATATGTTTTTAGTTCGTTGGCAATAGCCAATGTTTTGGGTAATGCATCAGGGTCTAATGCAACCACGATTGTTGAGAACTGTTTAAGGTAGTCTTTATGGCTCTCTTGTAGAGAAGTTCCTAACAAAGCTACCCCAACAACTTTGTCGCTGCCTATGACCGTAGCACTCAAACAATCCTCAACAATAACTGCGACATTCCCACTTCCATAATTAAAAGGAACATCACTTTTTCCGTATCGTTTCCATTTAGTAAACCGAAACATAGATGTAGCACGACCTACTGCATCTACTATTTGGTAATCTTTCTTTATGGGAAACACAATTCTCTTTTCTTTAACATCATAATACAAAGGTAACTTTAAATAATGCTCTGCTATGCCATGTTCATAAGCAAATGCTTTTACCTCTTGCCTAACACCACCAAAGACAATGTTACTAGGCATCTCAAAAGTGTCATAGTCTATGACGTTTTTTTGATTCATGGCTTTTTTAATAGTGTCTGCAGACATGGTTACATTTTTAGAACCTGAAACATTACATGATGCTTTATAACAATTCCACATTATCTTACCCATTACATTTGTAATCGTAAAAGTTTTACTACCCTTACATATAGGACAATTCATTCTTTTTGTTTGTCCTACATCTAAATCAGAATCATTTATAATCGTTTGTAAGTTCATAGTATATTTCCTCGTGGGCAGTTAAATGCTTTTAACATAAGTTTCTCTTTTTGTCAAGGCATTTTCTGCAGATGAGAAAGTATTTTTCATATAAGGTTTCACACTACTAGGATTTGCATGACCTGTAACAGACATGATTTGACCCATTGGAACACCTGCCTCTACCATTTCAGTAGTTCCTGTTCGTCTTAAATCAGCTATTCGTAGCTCTTTAGAGAGTCCTGAAGCATTCATTACATCTCTAGCGACTTTGGATAGCCTAACAAGAGAATAAGGCTTGTATGAGCCTTTATAGACGAAAGGATAAGGTGCAACATAAGACTGAAATCCATAGTCCATTTTCTGATGATTAAGCATTTCTAATAAATCAACAGAAATAGGTAGGTGAACCAATGCTCTTCTCTTTGATTGTTCAAGATTAAGCACTCCTTTGTCATAATCTATGCTAGAGAATTGTAACATTCGCATATCTCCTACTCTTTGACACCATTCATAAGACATTTGCACTATTAAACCTATGTTTCTCCACCTAAATTTTGAATAAGCAGTATCTAAAAATTGTTTTATCTCTTCTTTTTTCCAAACAACTTTTCTTACTTGTGTATTCTTTCTTTTAAATGTAGAAAATGGATTCATTTCTGCATATCCCATCTCCATAGCAAAAGAATACATCTTTCTAGCTACTGCACAAATGGCATTGGCTAGATAAGTTCCCCTACCTAGCCATATTTCATACCCTCTACGAGCAATCGCACCTGTCAGTTTAGTTAGACATATTTCTGACATCTTTTTGCCATCAATTTCTGTAGACAATAATATGTTGCAATTATATTGATAATCTACTTTAGTTTTATCTGCTAACATACTAAAATCATTAGATAAATAATATTTATCTTTAAGCTCTTGCAATTTCATAATTAAGCTACTGCCAATAAATCTTGGAATGGCTTGGAAGAAATCCACTTGGCAACTTCTTGCTCTCGTTTCCACATAGTTTCTGCTCTTGTATCAAAACCTGTGTTACGAATATTAAAACCATTTCTCTCATCTGCATAAGAGGAATAGTTAGTGAATGCAGAGTATAGGGCAAAAACATTCTTACCTCTTTTAGATATTTCTTGACAAGCCAACTCATACATTTTTTTAGATAGTCGTTCAGATTTAATGATGCTATCAAGTAAGGTCTTTCCATCTACATTTAAAGGTGTATCTGCCCACTTCTGCATCATATCACAACGCATATCAAAGTTAGTTTTTGCCTCTCTTACCTCTTGCATTAATCTTTCCAAGATAAGACCACTTGTATTCTTTCTCTTGATAGATTCAAACTCTCCACCAATTTGTCCATTGGAACAATATCTATCAATAGCACCAAAATATACTTGGTTAGAACATAAGCCATCAATACCATGCAGAGCAATCATTCTCTCATTAATTGTTGTCTGATGCTTATTTGTTACAATAGTATGTTTTACATTTGGCAGTATAATATCTATTAAAACAAAAGCACTATCTCTAGCAGTAGATATTTTAACTTTAGCATCTTCTAATTCATGAGGTAATCTATTCTCTTGTATAACTTCTTTAATACCATTGAAAAAATCAATGTGAGATGCTGCTTTGAACTTGCTACCTACGATACCAAGAACATTATCATCAGTTTTTCTGA